TTGTCATATTTGAATGTAATGCCGCTTTTGTCTCCCGCGCGACATTTTCCGCCGGGATTGTCATTGTCGCTTGTAACAGCCCATCCGCAACAGTCTGTATTTAAACACGATGATTTCCCAAAAGCGCCACATTCACTGTCGAGGTCGGTAATCGAACTATTTTTTGACGAGTGCATTTTACAAAAATCGGATTTTAATTTAGTTTCGAGGTCGGTGGTTATGGGGGGGGTTATTAAATCATTTGCTAAATATGGCGCAGCTGTGGCTGTTCCTGTTCCTGCTCCAGTCAATATCGACGTTGGCGCTGTTTTAATAATACTGGTTCCAGGTCCAGTGTCGCCACCGTCACTGTTGTTGGCGTTTTTTACATTATTATTATGAGTCATTCCTTCCATTCCTTCAATTATAACCGTTTGAGATTTACTCATTAGTTGAGAATTCAAATCCGTCTTGGTCATTTTAATGTAAACCAATATTCCAAACATCACGACAACTATTCCAAAAATGTATGCAAAATTATCGTAAATAAAAGTAAATATTAAACTGATGAATGATAATAAATATGTAAATATGTTGTCATACTCCTCTGGCTGAGATGATTCAGATGATGACGACGGTAAAAATGATTTGATGCTATCCATTTATTTTTACTATTATATAATTATTTACACTATATATATAATTATATAACATTATTAAACAGTCGCAATAATTATATTTATATTTATTTATTGCTTTGACGATTTTGATTTTGTCCTACGCTTCGTTTTTGTATTCACATTCTTATTCGCCGCCGTCCTTGATTTATTTGATTTCAATGTGGGAAATTTGTAGCTGACAAAACATATTGCCGTAAATACAGACCCGTGTTTTTTTTTCACATCTAAATTCTCATATTCAAAAATTGTACCAGGATGAATTTTATAACCATTGTCTGTGACATTATCCTTATACATTATAAGATTACCGCCCCCTTTTAATTTCCCGTATCCTCTTCTCTCAATAATGCCGGTAACAGATTCGGCTAAAGAAGCTTCGGCATCTTGTTTTGTGCCCGAACCTGAATATTCTACAGCAAAACCACCTAAATATTTACCCTTGGGGTCAATGACGGATGTGGTCATAACAGCAGCGCTTATTTTTGAACCTTTTTTGCCGTTTGACTGTGCTTTAATGCATTCAAGCACTTCGCCCCATTGAAGTCGTTTCAGTCCCTCTTCTTTCGATATTTGTTTTGAATCGGTTGGCATTACGCTCGTGTATTCAATTATATTCGCATTTTGGATTCCCGCTTCAAATAACGCGGCATCATAAGAACCGGTTTCATACGGTAGTCCTTCTGACCCAGCATCTGATTCCCCTTTTCCCTTTGTCATGAAATATTCATATGGAACCCGATTACCTAAAATTATCATAATTATGAATGATGAATTTTTATATAATAATATATATAATAATATATAATATATAATATAATATTTATAATGTGTGTTACATATTATTCGCCCATTCGTGAAAATTAGTTTCACTTGGGGAACCTTGGGTTCCCCTAAGAATATATCCATCGGTGCCCGTCGTTAAAACGCGCCTGAATTGTTGGCCGCCACCGCCACCAGTTCCGTGCATTTTTGAATGACACGATTCGCAAACCGTCATCAAGTTTGCAGGGTGATTTTTATGGAAATGCTGAATAAAATTCGCTTCATCGGCTTCTTTTTGGTGCTGCAAATGATGCACTTCTTCACCCAAGTTCTGTTTGCATAATTCGCACATTCCTTTTATTTTATGCGCGTTAAAGTGACTCGGTTTAAAATTCAAATCTCCGGCTTGTTTTTTGTCGCGATATTTCAGGCGAATATCATTCGCCATTTTCAAGAAATCATCGGGCAAGTGCAGTGACTTGCACACTTCAAGCCCGTACATGCTCGGTCCAGCTCCGTCGCGCAATTTTCGGTCATATATCAGCACGTCGTGAGCCCTGTCATATGTTACTGCCATGTGTTTTGTAACAAGGCCTCTGTCCAATTGCATTTGCGCAATTTCTTCATAGTCAACAATTTCGTGCATGTGAGTCGCAAAAATGAAACAACTTTTTAGCGCGTGCAGTTTTTGTAACCCGGCAACAAAAATGCTGATTGCCGAGTCTATTTCTGTGCCTGAACACAGTTCATCGCCTAAAATTAAACTGTTTGGGTCGGCACATTTTAAAATAACCCGCAGTTCCGACATTTCTACAGCGAATGTAGACATCCCTTTGAATAAATTATCGTTTCCTAAAATTCGCGTCATGATATTCGTGTATGGAGAATACGTAAACGACGAACATGGCACGTATAGCCCTGCTTGAGCCATAATGATACAAATTCCTAGTGCGCGAATGAGGCTCGTTTTACCGACGGCGTTTGTTCCATAAAGCAGCATGCCGCGCTCACCGAGTCCTAGCGAAATGTCGTTGCAAACATACAGCTCATCCTCATTGATTTGCTCGATTAAACAGTGGCGAATGTCGCGCGCGTCGACAAATGAGGCTGCTGTTTTTTCGTCGCCGTTTTGTTTTATCGTAGGTTTGCAATACTTGTACGTGCAAGCAATGTGTGCCTGATTTTGCATCAAGTCAATATCGGTAACAAATGAAATAATCGTCTGAAATAATTCTTGATGTTCCTTCAAACCACTAATAAATGCGCCGAAAACAACCCCGATTTCATCCCGAATTTTACCCCTCGTCTGACTAATGGAGCTGCATACGCTGTGTATTTTTTCGTGAATAAATGTAACAGTGCTGTTTCCCGCCTTGACAAATTGTAACAATGATAAATCGAAATCGAATGTTTTCAACACGGCGCAGTCAATTGATTTGTAGCTCAATGTAGAAACACATTGTTTTGCCTTGACTCGTTTTGCAATTTGGTCAAGAAGAATTTTACTGCGCCGGTCGGTCGTTTGAAGACTTAATCCTAGCTTTTCAGTTTCGTGCCTTTTTACAAATTCTTTTTCTTTTCCTCCGGCGGAAGATGATTTCTCTCCGAGCGCAATAAGCTCATTGCAGTGCGCTCGAATTGACTCAAATATTGAAAATCCGTCTTCATGCGCAACAAATGTGGCATCGAGTTCTTTGCTTACTCCCGGTTGAATAAAACAATCTTCATATTTCAAATCAAAGTCGAGAGAATCTATGGTTTTACATTTTTCAATAATAAAATGCGAATCAATTTCTTTTTTCATTTTTGAGCAAAATTCTGTGATTCTCTCTGGAAACGCATCCGCATTTACATATTTTAGAAGCGTTTGGTCGCATTTGATACCTTCATACATTTCATTTATAATTTCAAGACTTGTATAAAGAACGTGGAGAGATTTTGGATAAATCTTTCCCAAATAAACCTTTCGATGCAATTTTTCAACATCTTTGACATTTTCAAGCGCCACTCTCCAATTCAAATACTTTTTATTTTTTGTTATGTCTGTATCTGACAATCCAAGTATGTATTCTGTAATGTCGTATTCACGCTGAATTGCAGCCGCATTGAAAGATGGGTGCAACAAGCGATAATAAAAGCGTCTTGCTCCCATCGGCGTTTTGCAATGATTTAATAAGCGATACACTGAGGAGTATTTTCCGGATTTCGAGCCGGAGCCAACAGAATCGACTATATTCAGCTGTTCAAGCGTATGGTTTGCTAGAACCATTCGGTCTGATTTATTTTCAAATTCGGGTTCTGTTATTTTATGCGTCAAATGTGGATTGTGTTCATGCATAAAATGAAGAAGAAACGTGAATGATTGAATTGCAAATTCATACGCGGAATAAGATTGAAAAACGGAATTGCAAACATGAAATGAAAAGAATTTTCCCAACATTTCTTTTCGGTATGTTTGTTTTTGACAGTTTTTTGCTTGAACATAAAATGGATGTGATTGTTGTGCCGGTTGTGCCGTTTGCATGTCAACCAGATGAATTGGGTTGGCACAAGCGCGAATGTTTGCAAAATTAATAATGTCTTGAATATCATTTACAGAGAGATTTGAAATAATAATGACTTCATTGGGTTTAAAAGAAGAAATAAATCTCTCCAACTCATCATATGTTGTTTGATTATGGCGCGCATTAATTTCGGATTCGCATTCAAAACATGTTGTTCTTCCAGTATAAATGTCGATATTTGACATGCCCATAATAATTTTTGAACCAACGGACCCAATGTTTACGCGCTCAATCCAAAAACAGCAGGTGTTATTAGAGAGACAACATACTACAGAATCAGAATCATTCGAAAAAAATGTGCCCGGTGAATAAATACAATGCAAACTTCGCGTTGTATTTGAACCTTGTCCGTCTTGCACGTAGACGATTATTGTGTATCCTAGCTCCTGCATCTTTTTGACATATCTCTCCAAACTATAATCTCTGAAATTACAGGAAAATGGAAACCCGGCCATGCACCTGCCGTTTGTAATTGAACAATTTAAATCACAAGTGGAACAAAATTCCTTCATGTTCTCATCACTAATATTTCCAGCCGAATCTGTTTTTGAATAACATTCAAAGAATGAACCCACCTGCATTAATAAAATCGTTTTTTTTCCATATTTGTGAGCATACTCACCGGACAATCGAAAATACTCGTCTGTTAATGCCATGGATAAATGATGTTTTTGTGACGATACAAGCTATTATAATTACGCGCATGAATCTAAGTTGTTTTAATATATGTATTATTTCAATTCGTATTTGGTAAAATTATTTTACTTCAATGTTTATACCTACATCTACATTTTAACGTTTTATTATTTTTCTTATATTTCTTTTTATTTTTATTTGAATTTGTTATATGAATACAGGCTTTACAGTATTTTTTACGAGTTTTTCGCCCGCCAAATCCTAGTTTAGTAAGATATTTTACACCAATTGGATTCTTTTTATTCATTTCTTTCATTCGTACTGCATTTTCTAGAGATAATCGTGTCGCTTTTTGTTCTTCTGATTTTTGTTTCATTTTTTGTAGTAATCTTGGTAAAGATGCTCCTATTCGTGCTGCTTCTTGAAATATTGCTGCTTCAGAATGAGAAGACCATATACTTATTACATCAGTTGATTTATAATTCTTATATAATGCATTTAGTTGTTCAAATGACTTATCTGATATTAAATATTCAAATTGTTCAGATTCAAATTGTTCAGCTTCACACGACAATCCTCGTATTGAAGAGAATGACTTGAAATCGGCACCAAGTTTAGTACGAGGATGAAATAACTCACCTCTAGAATAAACTTGTAAAAATGGATGAATGGGTGGTATAAAAAATAATGAATCTTCATCTGACGAGTCATTTAGAAGAAATTTTTTAAGATTACATTTTATATTATCCTTATATCTATATCTTATACCTGTTGAAATAGATAATGTGCAACCAGTATCATCTGATACACAACCACTTAATATTGATGCATTGAAAGAAAGTGAACATCCACGTCTATGATAATCAATCAATGAGTCATCATGCATTAGTGCTCCTCTATATAAAATTCCATATCCTTTAGAATGTTGTTTTTCAAAATTAATAATTTGGCGAACTATATTTCTTCGTTTTTCTTTTGCTTCTTCTAATGCAGCTTCTTCCATGATATCAAATAATATACTAGTTTTAATAATAGCATCAATTTTCCAACAGAGTGATAATATTTCTTCTGATATTTTATGATAAAATTCTCTAATATTAGGTATAGAATAATGGTTCCTTATATGATTTAAAATGCCTTGTTTTGCAAAATCAGTATATTTGCGTGTAAGAGTATTATAGGCATTCATGTTTGTTGCGGAATTATCGGGAATGTGACATTCATAATCAAAAACATAATAGTCAGTACTACTCCTGTAAAATCTACTGTTGTAATGTAAACGACGGTCAACTAAACTTCTGCTATATAAATTAAATAAATCATATAAAATTCTTGGTATTTGCATTATAATTATATGGGCCAAACCAGCTTCTGCCATTTTTTCTTCTATGAATAATAATTCATGTTGAAGTAATTTTATTTTTTCTTGAGGTGACATACGGCTTATTATTTCGCTTCCTGATAAATAACACGGATACGAATAATTCAGTAGAATTTCATATATTTTCTCTAATTCGTCTTCAGTAAATTCTAATAACTGTGTTGTATCTCTTTTGTACCATACATATGCATAATTCGTAATATCAGATTCAGACATAATTTTTTTATAGTAAAATTTATATCAACAAATATACAAAAAATATGAAATACTATAATATGTATATATACATATAAAAAATAAATAATGTATATTTGATTCACTTAAAATTTCCTTGTTTCATTATCATTCATGTAGTTAATGACATGTGTGTTTGTTATTTTACTGTTATAGTTATGCTGCTAAATTTAAGTCATTTCAATATAATATTTGTGGTTTACGTAGTAAATGAAGGTGTGTAAAATTATATTTACAAAGTGATATTCCAGTCGTTCCAAATTTCTTTCATATCTTCGCCGGTAATAAGACGATGTGGGCGAATCTCGTATAGTTTTTCCATACGTTCATCATAAATGTCGGACGGTCGCTTTATAAAAACAGCTTTTGTTCTGAACCCATTTTCATCGGCACCCTTTTTATTTATATTTTTATTATTTTTTAAATCAGATACATAATAAAATGCTAGTGTTTTTCTGTATTCGCCTTGTGGGCATAGTATAATGTCTGGCACACCATGCCAACTTTGTTCTGTTGTTACAAAAACAATGGCTGAGTTTCCTTTTGGGTAAGATTTAACAATGCATTCGGAAACATTGTTATTCCATAACTGTGTATCACCATTCCAATCGGGGTTCCAGTCATCATTTAAATATAAAATAATATTAAGCCGTCTTTGTTTATTTGATAAAGGGTGAATTTCATAATCAAGATGCATATTCAATCGTCCATATCTAGGGTGCATATGTAGACCAGCGCCATGACAATGTGGGTCATATTCTAGGTCGGGTATATTAAATATTTTTTTAAACTTATCAATAGTATTGTCATGTGACAATGCATAAAAAACATTACTAATGACGCCATCCATTAATTCTAGGTTATCTAATGCATATTTTACTTCTAAAGGATTTTCATATTTCCACCAATTTTCGTCGGGTTCAGAGGGAAAATTTGATTTAATTTTATTGTAATATTCAGTGTTGATAAAATCTGGTATAATTACATAAGGAAATGGATTTGATTCTATAGCTATTTTTTCATTAAACCAGTCGCCAAAAATATTAGCATTACAGTTATTAATATTTGCTTCTGTTATTTGTATATTATAATTTTTTGTCATATAGGTATGCTTTTTATTTATTGTATTGTAATGATGATGAAATATATATATATATAATAAATAAAATGAATAATGAATCTATCAAAAGATTAGTTATTCATTTTTTTGACATTAATAATTTAGAATTTTCTTGTTTCATTATCATTTATATAGTTGTGCATGAATGTGTCGCCACCCGTGTTGAGAATTTCACCCGTCATATTGGACTCTTCAAACATTTTTCGTAAAACATTCGATGGAGCGGTTGACCCAAGTTTCAAAAGATTATTTTTAATTAATGCATTTTTTACATCATGAATTGGAACATTTTTTAATTCACGCTGTGCATTTTGAATAAATTTTCTGGTTTTATTGTTTTTAATTAGAATACTTATTGTTTTTCCATGTTTTCCAAGTTTATATTTCTTAATTGTAGTTTTTCTTCGAACTTGTTTAATTTTTCTTGGTTGTGGGTGTTGTTTTATTTTTTTATGATTTGTTTTTTTTAGATGGTTATTTTTACCACTGTTGTTGCTACTGAATGAATGTTTTTTTAATGTTTTATTATAAAATTGTCTATATGATGGTTTTGTTCCGCCTTTTAATGCTCCATGTGGAACATCATCTTTTGGTTTGAAATGAAAATAATCAGAATTGGAGCCACCGGCGTTGTCAAAATTATCATCATTATTATGATTATTATCAGAATTTGCATCATTGTAGTTTTCATATTTCAAAGACGAACGAGGCGGTGGTGGCGGAGGCGGTGGCGGAGGTGGTGGCGGAGGCGGAGGCGGAGGCGGTGGCGGTGGCGGTGGTGGCTTATGCTGTGGTTGTGGTGGTAAGGGGGGTGGTGGAGGCGGCAACAATGGAGGCGGAACTACATTTAAATTTAAATTAGATAAAGATTGTTGCAGCTGTTGCAGTTGTTTTTGTAAATTTATGGGAGATACATGTGACGCATATGGCGCATGTGACGCATGCAATTGTTTGTCCTCAATAACATTCATCCCTGGAATGTCTAACGAAATTGGAGATGTAAAGTCGTTTGGAACATCGAGTGTAACATTTTGGAAATTATTTACACCAAGTTGTTCATGTTGTTGTTGCGATTGATGTTTTTGAGTCGAAGAATGTGTATTTTTTTTAAATGTTTTTAAATAATTAAGTGATGCTTCAAAATCTTTTGAAAAAATGTCGGTATATTTTTGTCTATTAAAAGGCTGCTTATTTTCAGCGGTGCGGGGTTCCGGTCCCATACTGCCATTATTATTATTATTACTAAAATGAATTGGGGCAGAAGTGACAGCAGATTTATTTGTTGTATTTTTTGTTTCTTCTCTTTTATTTTTTAATAATTTAATTAAA